TTTCCTTAAAAATTAGTTTATGTAAATAATTTTACATCTTTGTGTTTAACAATTATAACACGATACATCACATCTTTGTATTTTATGGGCAAATCTAAATGTACACTTATCCTCGGCCCTTCAATCTCATTGATTAACGTATCATTACCTACCGTACCAACAAAGGGGATTTTGTTCCATTTGCCGATAATTCTGTCACCAATATTGTATTTACCCATATATCGGTTTGCTTGAAAATATTCTGCTAATGTTGGCATTATAACATGTATTGTTTTAGTACATTACGGGCAATAGATAAATCCTCTACTACAGGTTCATCTAACATTTTTCTGTATTCAATGATGATTTCCATAGCATAAGCTTGATCCTCATCATCTAATGAGTACCACCAATCCTGCAATTCATCCGGAGTTTTGTTTAAAATATACTGTAAGTTGTTGTAATCTCTATTCATTTTATTCTCCTAGCTTTTCCCAAATGTATTCGGATTCTTTCATATATGCTACAGGTTGTAGCCAACCATTTTTATACGCTTCCATAATCATTAACTTATATTGTCTTGGACATTCATTGCTAATTTCAAATCCAGCACGTGGTGTCATGGATAGTCCATTCTGAATAAGAAAATCTACATTACCTTTGCGTATTGTTTTAATAGTTTTATTATTGACAGCAATAGTATATGTCATTCTTCAACTCCGAAATGTTGTTTAATTTGATGACCCGGGTCTGCCCATCCACCATTAGCAACTTTAGCACATTCCCTAATAATCAATTCAGCTAATTTTTCAGAATTAGCTACACCTACCCATTTTCCACTAACATCAGTTCCCACTTGTTTAATCAATTCTCTAATTCGTTCACTCATACCAAACTTCCCTTATATGGTGTATTTAACCATTTTGCATATGTGTCTGCTTGTTCACTAATCTTAGTCAATTCATACTTACCACAGAATTTCATAAAGTGAATTCCAACTTGAGGTGTAGTTGTTGTACGAACACCTTCACGGATATATTTATCTACTGATTGTTTCACTTCATCTGGTTGACAAGTCAAATCAATCAATACACGATTGCGTTCATAATCGTCACGCACACGATGTTCTACGCCATTATGGTCTAGCCAGCGTTGTAATAACAGATTATTCCATGAGTAGCCTTGTTTTTCTCTATCAGCATAAGCTTCCATCAATCCAACTTTGTTTTTACTACCTTTACTACGTACACCGGGAAAAGCACTGAACACGTTGTCTGTAGAATCTCCACGCATACATTTTTCGAAGAGGATAAATTGCGGATCACCTAACAATTTGGGTTCTTTTGTTTTCTTATCCTTAACAATTTTACCTTTATCGTCATAGTAACCGTCAAGGGTAATTAGTTGATTACTAATACCATTATAAATTTTTACATTTTCTGTAACCAACTGAATGTAATCGCTATCGCTACTGATAATAAAAATTTCATCTGTTGGGTGCAAATGCACAAATCTTGCAATCAAATCATCAGCTTCTGCCTTAGGATCACGTAGGACACTCACATTAGTTTTCTCACGTAAGTATGTTGTGAACTGTTCGTATGTATTCCAAAAAAGTTCGTTTTCTTCTTTCTCAGCCTGTGTTTGTGCTTGTGCATCCACTACACGATTCTTTTTATATGGCTCGTAATAATCCTTACGCCAGCTACGGCCTTCTAAACAGAACACAACGTGACCTATTCCAAATTTACGGACCACTTGATTGACTGATGCCAAAGTTAAGTGAAGGGCCATTCCAATCTTCTCATCAGGCGTACTGTTGCGTGATGCAACGTGACGGGCCCTAAAGAATGTGTTTGCGGTATCGATGAGTGCGTATTTGTTTGTCATGTGTTTATTATATACTACTATTTAGATTTTGTCAAACTTTAGGGTATTTTGTTTCATTAGTTTTTTAATATATGACAAACTAGTGAGACGTCCTAGTGTTTTAGTTTTTACAGCGTGGCAACAAAAACAGAGTGTTTGATGATTAATTGAACGATCATCTTCATGTTTATTATTGATATGGTCAACTGTTAGCATACATTTGTCAACTATAGTAGTCGTGCAAATAAATCCTATTCTACCGTCAATGTTTTCACAATAAGTTTTACGATTTTTTCGATACTTGTGTTTGCTATTCAAATAATCCGTAACATCAATGTAGCCTTCAGCTTTTGCTCTTTTCTTCAAACCATGCATTTGATATTTTGACACAGTTTTAAAGCCGGCATTTTTAGCAACTACTTCCATTAGTGAAGTGAGTCCATGTTTTTTAGCAGTTTTTTTACTATGGTGAATACTACACCATTTTCGATAAGAGATACTCCCGTCCGCCCTATAATTACCCGTATGCTGTCCGGGGTTATTGCAATCCTTTACTATGCATTTGGGTTTACCTTTGTGCTCACCGGTTTCAATTAAGTCACGAAAAATACGTTGTCCAGCCATAAATTATCCTTTTTGTTAATGAAGAAACAAGTATATCACTAAATGGATTTAGTGTCAATTTTATTTGAGTTGTACTTTTGCAACATCTAGTCGTGCGAATACACTATCACCAAATGTCCAACCCTCGGGCATACTTGTTTGCATGTCCAACTCGTTATCTAACAATTCAGCCTCCTCATTTGTAATCAATACAATAGCCAAATTGTTTTTAATCATTTGTGCTATTTCAGTTACACTACGTTTTTCCATAGTCATTGTAACTGCTTGATTATAAATTAAAATACAAGGTACAATATGTTCACGATAGGTATTCTCTTTGGTACGTTTTACTGATTCACCAATGGTAATTAAATGGTCAATACTATCACCTTCAAGCAATGCCCGTGTATTCTCTAGACCAAAGCCATCTTCACTGTCAATAAAGTATTTGAAACGTTTGGCAATCTTTTCAAAAATGTTACGTTCGGATATTTCACGTGGAATCGGTTTGATGGCTTGCCCACGTACTTTTCGGACAATTGTTTGTATAGCTTCAATAGTACCTACAATGACCCAAAAGTTTTCAAGTACATCACCATCAAAGTGGATGTTCATAAAGTCTTTGGCATCTTTGCGCTTTTCGGAACGTTTACCTGTTTTTTCCGTAAATCCTTGGGCTAGGATTTGCTTACGCATTTCTTTAACATCCTCAGGACGTGCAAGCCAACCAATTGTATAGTGATTTTTCTTAATTTCACACTTTACACCATTGTTAGTATAAAGTACACAATTACTTTGTTCCTCGTATACCCGATCGGTATACCCACGGTCCTCACATGAGGATTTGAATGTATTGAAAGATATAGCTGCCATAATTGACTTGATTAGTTAAGAGTCAATTATAGCACAAATACCATTAATTGTCAACCTTTTTATGCTTGAGATTTGAACTTAGGGGCTAGGGAAGTCAATTTAGCTTGAAGGATTTCTTTTGAATCATCCTCAACTGTTTCTACTACAGTACTAAAGGAACATCCATGTAAGGCCCAGTGCTTACCAATTGGCATAAAATTTTGAAAGGTAATCTTCAATGGGTGACCTTTTAATTTGGAATAGTACTTATGTGGAATTAGCATAAAATACAATTTATCCATGCCAACTGAATCCCAAAGACAAACACGCAAATACCCAATTTTGTTTTTTGTTGATATAGTAGCTTGGAAAGTGTTAGGTGAATTTTTCTTGTTATCAATTCTAATAACTTTACAAAATTTCATGTCGCTATTATCTTCACTGTCTCTCCATGCTGAGTTTTTTAGTAATCTTTTAGACTTCATAAACATATGTGCAACACGCTCCCATATGATACCTAAGTTAACCTCACCTTGTTTAGCACGTGTTACTATCTTTTTAATTTCTTCATCAGAATCGTCAGGATATGCAACTCTTAGCATATCTTGTAAAACTCTCATAGGAGGCAATATTTCTTCTGTTTCTTTAAGCATAAAAGCCTCTACTGGTATGTCTGTTATAATTGATGTGTTCATTAGCTTACCTCTGTCCTTCCATTTCCTAAATCTTTTGTACGAATAACTCTTGAATCACGGTTATCGGGATCAGCAACTTGCTGGTCATATAGCTCTAAGGCCACATTTCTACAGGTGTACTGAAACCATCTTTCTACTATGATTTGGTCAGTATCGTCATCACGTTGTTTGTAACCTGCTTTAATTAAGTTCAGTACAAACTTATCATTCCAATCTAATTCAAACGCACCTTGATGTAGATTTTCTGGATCCACATCC